CAAGTGGATCTAACTCTGTAGCTGAAGTTGCTGATGGTGCGGGTTCTATGCAAGTTAAAGCTGCTTTCCTTCTAAACGCAGCAGTCTCTCAAGCAAATAAGAAACTGATCAGATTTGATCCAGATCTTCTTGCTATTACAGATAGTACTGCTGTTGTTGTCTTTGATATTGAAGAAGAAGAGCTTGAGGCTGCTACCGGACTCTCACCTGATTATGACAATGTGTATGCTTTCCAAATTGACGAAGCACAAGCAAGAACTTCTTTCGCTGGTCTTGCTACTGATGCAAATCAAATTCGTCGCTTAACTCAGGTTGTTAATGCTTCTGAGGCTGCTACAACCAAAAAAGCAATTCGTTTTGTTTTTACTTCGAACGGCGGTTCTGCTAATACTACAGTTGATGCTGCAATTGCTAAAGAAAAGATTGTTCTTCCTATAAAAGATACAGCAGTCTCTTCTGCTACTTCTGGTGGAGCAATCACAGCATATAATATGCTCATGGAAGGAACTGAAAACATTCCAGAAATCGATATCAAGGTTGATTCAACTGCAATCACAGCTCAAACCAAGAAATTGAAAGCTAAGTGGACTCCTGAATTGGGCCAAGACCTTAACGCATACCACAACTTGGATGCTGAGGTTGAACTTACTTCAATCCTTTCTGAGCAAATTGCTCTTGAAATCGATCGTGAGATCATTGCTGACCTTGTAAACGGCGCAACTGCTGCTACTTACTACTGGTCTCGTTCTCCGGGACTCTTTGTGAATCGCGAAACTGGTGCTGAACTCGGTGCTGCTTCTGCTGCTCCTGATTTCACTGGTACTGTTTCTGAATGGTATGAGACTCTCATTGAAACCATCAATGATGTTTCTGCTCAGATTCACAGAAAGACACTTCGCGGTGGTGCAAACTATGTTGTTGTATCTCCAGAAGTTGCTAATGTTCTTGAATTCACTGCTGGCTTCCGTGCTAATGTTACTGCTGACGCAGACAAAGGCGAAATCGGAGCCGTCAAGGTTGGATCTCTTAGTCGTAAATTCGATGTAATCGTTGATCCTTACTTCCCACGCGGCATTGTTCTCGTTGGTCGTCGTGGTTCTTCTTTCCTCGAAAGCGGATATGTGTATGCACCTTATGTGCCTCTCCAAGTAACACCTACCATCTTCGGTGTTGAGGACTTCGTTCCTCGCAAAGGCGTAATGACTCGTTATGCTAAGAAAATGGTTCGTCCTGACATGTACGGTCTTGTTATCGTTCGCGGTCTCCTTGGCGAAGAATATACTCCATAAACAATAGTTTTTGGTTTACTACTAGCCCCTCGGTCTTCGGATCGGGGGGTTTTTAGCTTGAGGAAACTATTTAATATAACTTGAATTATTCTCCTCTGGGCGAGGCCACTGCCCTTAGAAAGTTTTTGTTCCGAGGTGGCTGGGACAGATTCATTGGATAAGAACAAGTTATTGCAATAATTTTTAATATAGGAGAAAGATTATGGGAAAACGATTAGGAAGAAAGAGATTATTCTCTCTCAACAAGTTGGGTCAAACCTCAACTCAAACAGCAGGAACAGGTATTTCACCTGCGATTGCTACTCAAACAGAAACACGCGATGGCTCTTTGATCACAACTGATATTCAGATAGATCTTGGTACTTCTGCTGGTGCGATTGCGTCTGTAGCTACTGTAGGTGCTGCTGATGGAGCAGGGGTTGCCGTTATTGGTGTTGCTGCTTTGACTTCATCATTGGTAACTGTTGCAGAAGCACAAGGCGTTTTAGCTTCTGCTGAACTTATTTGTGTTGAAGCACCCGGAACTGGTGAAGACAATATTGGTGTATTTTATGCTGATAATGTTTTGAGTTCCTCAATGACAATGGCTCAAGCAACAAACCCAGTAGAATTGATTACCGCAGAAGTTTATGCTGCTGGTGATAGTGCTGCTAATACTGATATTAGTGCCGATATTGACGGAAAATACATTTATCTTGTATCTTCAGGATCTACTGGCAACACTTATACTGGTGGTAAGTTTATCCTTCGTTTATACGGATATACCGTTTTTAACGATGTATAAAAACTAGATATCACAAATTACTCAAAAGCTCCTTTAAGGGGCTTTTGTTTTTTAAAACTAATTATATAAAATGGAGATTAAAATGGGAAATAGTACCATTAGATTAAGAAGAAAAATTAATAGAGCAAGAGAGAAAGCTCGTAAAGAAGAAAAAATTAAAAAGGTCGCTCCTAAAAAATCAGTAACACCAAAATCTTCTGCAGAAGAGGTTGCCCCAAAGCCGAAACCAGTTAGAAAGAGACGCACAAAGAAAACTGCCGAATAAGTTAGGGAATCTTTACCCTTTTCTGGACTATTTACTATGATCGGAGGGTTCATGCATGGCATTTCCAACTTTAACACCAACTTCACAACAATCGGCAATTGTTCTTCCGCCAACGGGAACGGCAGGTGATGTATTATCATCCCTACCTTTTGGCATTTATACAACCGGCTCTTTTATCTCCGGCGCTGTTGATCAAGTAGCCTATACTTACCGCAAGCTCGGTGGCGATATATTAGATCTTGAGATCAAAGCAGAAAATGTTTATGCCAACTACGAAGAAGCCGTACTAGAATATTCTTATTTAGTTAACCTTCATCAAGCCAAGAACACTCTAGGGTCTACACTAGGTAACCCAACAGGCTCCTTCAACGAAGATGGGGCCATCATAGCAGGTCAGTCAGGCGTTGAGTTAAAGTATCCAAAATTTAACTTTGGTTATGCAATGAAGGTTGGACAACAATTTTCTCATGAAGCCGGCTTTGGTGGAACAACTCCAATATATTCTGCTTCGTTTGATAGCGTATCTGATAAGCAAGACTATGATCTTCAATCAATAGTATCTTCATCTGCCGAGGCTGGCGGTGTTCCTTATGCTTCAATAGACAGAACAAAAAGAATTGTTATTCGTGATGTATTTTATATATCCCCACGACAAATGTGGAGATTTTATGGTTACTACGGTGGCCTAAATGTTGTTGGCAACTTGAGCAGTTACGGCCAGTATGCAGATGACTCTACATGGCAGGTTATACCGGTGTGGCAGAATAAGCTTCAAGCAATGCAATATGAAGATCATCTTTACACAAGAACTTCTCACTTCTCATATGAGATAATAAATAATAATCTGCGATTATTTCCAACGCCATCAAATGTATCTCCGGAGAAATTCTGGTTTCGTTTCTCAATCCGCGAATCAACTTGGGATGATGAATATAATGATGGCCAAGATGGTGTAAATAATATGAACACCCTTCCATTTGAGAATATTCCATACGAAAGTATCAACTCAATTGGGAAACAATGGATCCGCAGATTTTGTCTAGCTCTAAGCAAGGGAACTTTGGGCCAAGTACGCTCAAAATTTGGTAATAATGTGCCTATTCCCGGTGACAATGTAACTCTTAATGGTGCAGACCTTCTAAGCCAAGCAAAAGAAGAACAAGACAAATTACGCACAGAATTGAAGGAACAATTGGAAGCAATGACTTACGATAAGCTTATCGAAACAGATTCAAAAATTGTGGATAATGTAAATAATATTCAAAAACATGTACCAACAGGAATTTTCGTAGGATAGAAAATGAGAATCAAAGTAAAGACAAAAAACCCAGAAATTATTCAGGAAATCACAGAAGAAGAATTCGGCTATGTAGAGGAGGCGTTGTCTATACCTATATCGGAAATGCCTTTCTCAAACATCTTCGGAGATAAATACCGAATTATTCAATCATATGGTTCTCTAAAAACCGATTCACCCTTTGGTAAAACAATGAAAGTACTGGGAGAATTCGGCTGGGAACTTGCTCCACGAGAAAAGGGTGACAAAGGAAAGATTATAATTCGGAAGAATGTCGAGACTCGCAGAAAAACAAAAAATAAAGACGGCGAAACTAAATTTATTACTAACAACAATATGGCAACTATGGGTCTCAAAAAGTATGTCCAAAGTGCTTATACATTTTTTGCTAATTCTCTACCCAAGATGTATAATAAATATTTAGACCTTGAAAAACTGGCTAAACCTGCTTATAAGAACTTACCTGATGATCCCGAGGAGCGCAAAAAAGCAGTTGAAGATATAGAAACAAAATTCCTCATACCACGAAAGCGATTGATGGAGAAAATTGATAACACAATCGCAAAATGGTTCAATGGAAGACGGCATTTCACAGCTACTAGTTTGCTTCCACCTTCATCTTATGAAGGCAGCGGTAACAGTGGAGGCATTTATTGGAAGAAAGTAAAAAATGACTTTGAGTCTCTATTAAAACTTGCTAATGATGATGCTGCTATGATGAAGCTACAAACAAGTTTTGATAAAGAGTTTTTGCCTTCATATATAATCTATTCTAGACACCCTCTCGATGTATTCCGTATGTCTGACTTTGTTGAGATTACTTCCTGTCACACTCTTCCATCCAAAAGGCACCTAACAAGCTTACCTAGCACATGGGACCAATATAACATCTGTGCTCTTGCCGAGGCTTATGCCAATGGCATGATCGCCTACTCAGTTCCAGCTAACTCCTTTGAAGAAGCAGGGATTGAGCCCACACAAGAAGGTATAGATGAATACGAAGATGGCGAATTATTCGAGGATGATGAGAGAGGTGTGGATGGTCTAAAGCCAGAAGCTCGTGTTAGAATCCGAAATACCACAGTAACAGACCCCAAGTCTGGTGACATAACGAGACTTGCTGTACCAGACCAAAAAGTTTATGGTTCAGCCAAATCAGGATTTAAAACAAATGTTCGTGATTTTATATCTCAAGAACAAAAAGAAGAACTTGAAAAGGTATTCAATGATCCTAATATTACCATTAGAGGCGAAATGGCACAAAAGTTGGGATTGGGCCAAGCTGACGATGACAAATCTCATATATCTTTAAAATCATTTCAAAGATACGGCGGAAGTTATGAAGATGCTGGAGCAGCCGTAAGAAATAATCTTCCTCTTATGTTCGCTAGTGCTCTGGGTATTAGTCCATCTGATATAAATACAGTTGGCGACCTAGTATATAGCCAATCTATGCAGGATGAATTAGAATCTAAGGTAGATAAGACCTCCAGTTTGGATAGGGCTCAGGAGGATCTTAAAAATGTTTTAGAACAGGTTAATAATCCAAGATATGAGATTCAGGCTTCAATTAGTAGTGATTATGGGGATAGCTTATATTTTGATAATCTACATCTTACACTATATGTCCCCTTACCTATGTATATGAATAAGGTTGTTGAGGAAAATCGCCGTGAAGTTTATGATTTCTTTAAAGATTACGAAGATCAGTTTTCCCTATTTTTTGATGAACAAGACAAGGAGCCAAAATATATTATGGTTTATGAAAAAGATGCCCCAGAAGTCAAAGAGCTTGGGTATACTTCTCCGGTTCTTGAAATAAATTATATAAATCTTGACGAACAAATGCAAGATGCTGGAGTACTTTTAGATCCACACTCGCCCCAAGAAATTATAGATATAATCCGTGATGATCCTAGAGATGGTGGATGGGGTGCTAACATTCTTACTGATCCTTATGTTGAAGATGGCTTCCCACAAAAAACAGCGGCACTATTGGCTGTATCTCCCTTTGGAGATGATCCCGAGTTTTATCTCACAAAAGTTCTCAATAGTGTTCTCACCCCAGACCAAAATGCTGGATATTGGCAAGGGCAATCACTGAATTTAGAATATCACCCTTCTGGTATTGAATTTTGGGAAGAGGCGGAATTTGAAAGCACAATGGCCTTAGAAGATGATTGGATGCTTGAATTAGGTCTTTCACCAGAACAGGTGGGGCTCTTTGTCGTTGCTCTAAACCAGAATAAGGAAGTTCAGAACAAGGTCGTTGAACTTATAGAGAAATATTTGTATCCCAAGGCGGATTCTATCCTGCCTATGATAATTGAAACCAATGGTGCTACCGTAGGAGTGATTGAAGTAGGGTCTAATTATAAAGAAGTTGCTTCTATAATTGAGAAATCAGAAGGCTATTTTCAAACTTTTAAATTTCCTATTAAAATTGAATTGGTTAGCAACGAAATTGATACTAAGAATAAGATGATCCTTCTAACAAAAATCTTGGGAGAGTTTGATTCTGACGATACACTCAACAGAGCACTTACTACATCCGAAGGCCAAGCCCTAATTCGCCAAGTGATAGAGGCTGCTTCTCCCAAGGCTGTAAATGAAAATAAAAGACGAACGAAAATTCGCATTCTCCGAGGTTAAATGAATGGCTGACAATAAATGGTCAAAACCGGCATCTCCGCCTCCCCCTCTCTTTCTCGGAGAGAAGGAGCGAAATCTCGTCAAACAAGTCAACGACGAGATTATCGAAAGAGTTATCGGGCAACAGGTCCTTTATTTCCCCATAGACATTGACCGAACCAACTTCCACCCTGTATATGGCGAGGCCATAGAAAAAAGTTTTCTACATCCTGTTAGAGTTTATGCCCTCGTAGAGTATGGCGGATTAGAAACATCATACCTAGACAATATAGGTATGGACAAGAAAGAAGGTATCACAGTTAACTTCCACAGAAGAAGATTAACAGAGGATCAAGATCTCTTTGTCCGCGAAGGTGACTTCGTAAGATACGGAAGTGCATTCTATGAGATCGCTAAATTAGTAGAACCAAAGCAACTCTTTGGTCAAATCGAACACAGGTTTGAGATAACCGCAATGTGTATCGATGCAAGACAAGGATTGTTCGATGGCAGTTGAAACCGATGGATATGCAACACAAGGTTCCTCATTAGAGAATATTGATGTTGGATTTTACGAGTATGTTGACGAGACACTAAACCTTCATGTGACCTCAAATGGCGGATTCAAGAAAGTCCCCGTCACTTGGTTGGCCTCAGAGCGAGCATTCCAAATTAAGAATGATGTGACCCTGCGAGATGCTAGTGGCCACCTCAAACTGCCGCTAATAACGATTGACCGAGGCTCAATCTCAAAGGATCCTTCTTTCAAGGGTGCCTACCAAGCTCATAACCAATTACCATCAACGGGCCCCCGAGGATACAAAAATAATTCTTATCTCGT